TGTTGTTGATACTAATACAGCAGCTGGTTCCGATACCCAGGTGCAGTTTAATGATGGCGGTACGTTAGCAGGAGATACAGCATTAACTTGGAACAAAACCAGTGATCAACTAACGGTCGGCGGCGACATCAACCTCGACAGCGGCGGCAATTTCTCTACGACCATTCAATCGGTCACCCCAACCGCCAACCGCACGATCAGCTTCCCAGACCAAACCGGCACCGTCGGCCTTGTCTCTGGAGCAACCGGCAACATCCAGTATAATAATGCTGGACAGTTGGCAGGTACGGGTGATCTAAACACTGAGTTGGATTGGGTCAGTCCTACTGGTACTTATACCGCACTTAAAGTTAACGCTGATAGTAACAGCGGTAACACCGGAACCCTGCTTGATTTGCAGGTGGATGGCAGTACAAAATTTTACGTCCACTCAAACACATCTACGCAAGGTGTTGGCATTGGTGGTCCCATTGGCCCAAACAACACACCGTCTAACGGCTTCGTATTAAACGCGGGTCTTGGGTTAATTGGAAACAATAGTAGCCCTCTTTCGGCTGGGGCTATAGGTGTGCTAATTAGGCGTGGCACAGGCGCCATAATTAGCGATACAGAAGCCCTCTGCTTTGGTAATACTTTTACACTTGCAGTCGGAACCAGGCTATATCAAGACGCCGCCGGCATCTTTGCTCAACGCAACGGCACCAACGCCCAAACGTATCGGCTGTATAACACCTACACCGACACTAGTAATTATGAGCGTCTGAGTTTTAACTGGGATACAAACGTATTTAAGATCAAATCAGAAGCAGCAGGAACAGGCACTGTTCGCGGCATTCAGCTTGGCTCTACTTCAACAGAACCTGTTGCATTGTTTGGTGCAACACCAGTAGCTCAACCCACTACAGCGGTTGGCTCTGCTGCTGTTGCAGGCGGCGGTGGTACCGCTGTTGATGACGCAACCACATTTGGTGGTTATACACTTGCACAGGTTGTGCAAGCTCTGCAAAACCTCGGCATCCTTGCATAACGACCATGGACACCCTCACCGTTACGATCACCAACACCCGCACCATTGACGGCCTTATTTTTGCCGCCAATAGCGCCAAGCTTTCGCCCGAGGATTACGCCACCTGGCTCCTCACCCAAGACGGCAAACGCTACGCCGACGCCAACAGCTACGGCATTGTGACCAGCGCTGGTTTCTTCGCACGCTTCACTCCCACCGAATACGCCAACATCCTGGCCGCATCAGTAGACACCACCGTGGTGCCTGATCCGATTGGTGGCGTACCTACTGCATCAGAACAGCAGGCATACGACTACGCGGTTGCCACGTTCATGTCAATCCCGGATCCCACCCCGGACGACATTGCCGAGTACGAAGCAGCAGTCGCCGCCTACCAAGCAGCTTGCACTCCCGATAACCAAGCCGAGATCGACGCAGCCGAAAAGCAAAACGCTGATGCCGCCGAAATCAAAGCTCTGATCGACGAGCTTACTGCAGCAGAACGTGTGGCACTTGATGACCAACGCGTGACAGATGCACTGGATCTGCTGGTACAACGCAACTTGCTGGAACCCAACCGCCCTGCAGAGATCGTGAAGTATGACCGCCCGTTTCCTGAAGTGAATGGAGATGCGTGATGAGTTTGGTCTGGAGCCCTGATTACGCACCAGTCGACGGCGATTTTGCTGATGTGTCCTTACTCCTAAAGGGTGAAGGCACCAATGGCAGCACGACCATCCTAGATAGCAGTAGCAATAATTTGAGTGTTACTGTAAATGGTGACGCACAAATTAGCACTGCAGTAAACACACCGTTTGGCACTGGTGATGGCGTACTGGCGCTTGATGGGAATGGAGACAACTTAAAAGTCCCAGCATCGTCACTATTTGCCTACGGAACTGGAGACTTTACTTGGGAGTGGTGGTCGTATCAAGCTGTTTTAAATGGATATACTTTAGACCACGGATTTAACGAGGGGTCCATTGCCAGTAATAAATACTACAACTCAAGCGTAGTATCCACTGTTTTGTATACAACAGGTTTTGCTGGTGTGACTACTAATACTTGGCATTATTTTACGGTTGCAAGGAAATCAGGCGTAACAACCCTTTACTTAGATGGAGTGGAAACAGCAAGCGCTGCAGATCCTTACAACTACACCGGGCGGCCTCTAACCGTTGGCAGTTATGGTGGTAATGGCTTTTATTTGAACGGATACATCTCCAACCTCCGTATCACCAAAGGCGTAGCACGTTACACCAGTAACTTCACACCTCCCACCGCACCGTTCCCGATCCTTTCTCCCTCCACTCGCATTGAAGTGGGCGACGGCTTTGACGTAGACGCCGCCAACTACATCCTTGCCGTGGAAGCAGCTGACACAGCCGCTCTCGAGCCTGCTGTACGCACTGCAATTAACGACTTCGTGGTTGGGTGCAAGAGTGATGGCATCTGGAACGCTATTAAGGCAAGTTGCATCCTTGCTGGTGCTAGGACATTGGAAGGTGCGTTGGTTCCACTTGCTGGTACGGCGCCTACTAAATTTGGAACTGAGGGTAACTGGAATTACAACCGCAAGACTGGATTGCAAGGTGACGGAAGTACTAACTATGTAAACGCAAGTCGTGCGGGCGATGCAGATCCACAGGACAATAGGCACGTAGCTATTTATGCGAGCACTGCAATATCTAATAATGGGGCGCTGTTAAACGCAGGAGAAATAAGCGCTGGAGCGACATCTATAGAATGGTTTAATGGGCAAATTGGGTTTAGAAATTCTAGTGCGTCTGCGGTTGCTGTAACTGCGACCCCAACTGGCTTGGTTGGCTCAACCAGAACAACTTCTGCATCAATAGCTAGGTATCTTAGCGGTGCGAGTGCAGTGTCCTCGCTAGCAAGTACTACACCATCTGCGTCTGGCTATCGAGTTTTTACTTGGTCTCCCGGTGGTCCGACAACCTTTTCAAACGCCCGCATCGCCTTCTACTCCATCGGCGAAGCCCTAGACCTTGCCAAACTTGATTCCCGTATTTCTGCCTTTATCACCGCCATTGGAGCTGCGATCTAATGACACTAACAGCTGGAAAACTTGTGTTGGCGAAGGATTACATTCCTCCTGGCCCTTTAGATGTGGTTGGCAATGCAGCTGTTGCCTACAGCCTTCGTGATTTAAGTTCGACGTATCTTGGGCCCGTTGTCCGCGTTCGCCGTAGCAGTGATGGTGTTGAGCAAGACTTTACTTCAGATCAGGTAGCAGATGGTACGTTGACGACATTCTGCGGTGCTGGTGATGGTTTTGTACGAACGTGGTATGACCAAAGTGGAAATACCAACAATGCGTCGCAAACAACGACTTCATTGCAACCACAAATAGTTGCTAGTGGAGGATTAATAATTACCGACGGAACACCTGGCTTGCGTTTTGCTGTAGACAACACTGATAATGATATTCATCTATCGTTGGGTTCATTCACTCAATCACAGCCACTTAGTATATTTGCAGCAGCAAACCGTATAAGCGCATTAAACAGGCAAGTACTTTACACCAATAGTAATGCGTCGTTCCAAATCGCTGGCCACGTTACAGCAGACGTGCGTATCACTGCTGGAACAATACTAAATTATCAAATAGCAGCAACAACAGGTAAACAACTGCATACTGGTATTTTTAATGGGACAAGCAGCGTTGCCGCGTTCAATGGTACCGCGACAACCGGAAATACGGGCACAGGTGCGATTCTCACAGGTTCTAGGATAAGCGGCTTTTCGCCTTCTACAAATATTGGTTACTCATGGATTGGGTCAGTCTACGAGTTGATTATTTATCCAACAGACCAAACAAGCAATCGCACTACTATCGAATCTAACATTAACTCGCACTACGCCATTTACTAGCCATGACCTGGAAAACAACCAACACCGCCAAAGGTGATAACAAACTATACAGCGATGCCAAAGGTGTCGTTCCTAGTCTTGATCTGAGGTTTGCAGAAGGTAAGAACCTGAATGATTATATGACGGGTCAGCAATTGATTCAGTTTAGTCGTCCAGTAGGTGCCAACCAAAGCCCTGGTACATACGTGGATGAGAACAAGATCATCCAACTATCAAGTGCTGATCAACCACGCTTCGATCACGACCCAACGACGGGTGAGAGCCTTGGGTTGTTGATTGAGGAGAGTAGGACGAATTTGGTTACGTATAGTGAGGAGTTTGACAATAGTGGGGCTTGGAGCAGTCTTAATTTTACCGTAACGGCCAATCAAGCCCAAGCACCTGATGGAACCTCAACTGCTGATAAATTTTTAGGGTTAGCAGGTACCTCACTTAAATTGGTGGGGCAAAACACTACAAATTCTGGAACATATACATACAGCGTCTACGTTAAATCATCAACTCAGCGGTATTATCAAGTATCCAGGAGCGGCAATGCTACTGACTATGTAAACTTTGACATTCAGGCTTTGCAAAGATCATTATACGGTGTAACCACTGGATCAATACAGTATGTTGGAAATGGGTGGTATCGCTTAATTGCAACATTTCCCTCCCTTTCAAACTCAAGCATGTTCCTTTCTTATGCAGATTCTTTATCATTCGCTAGGCAAGGCTCTACAGACTCAACCAATGAGTCGTTTATCTGGGGCGCCCAACTAGAAGCCGGCTCCTTCCCAACCTCCTACATCCCAACCACCGGCACAGCACTAACACGGTCGGCGGATGTGGCGAGTATTACTGGAAGTAATTTTAGTAGTTGGTATAACCAGAGTGAAGGGACGGTATATTGCAATTTCTTAGCCCCAGCAAGAGGAACAGGGGTATCAACCTATCAAGTTGTATCCATTAACGATGGAACCGTAAATGAGCACATTGGATTGGCTAGAGCTTTTGATCCTGTTCAAATAGAGGCAAACGTAATAACAGGGTTTAGCCCTCAGGCTTCATTTTTCATTTACCCAATTCCAGTTGGGAACCAAAAAATAGCACTGACATACAAATCAAATTATTCAAATCTTGCGGCCTCTGGGATACTTTCTTCTGCAGATACCAACTTAATAGTACCTAATCCTACACAATTAAGCATTGGGCAAGATTCGGTATATACAACATATGGACTTAATAGTACCATCTCCCGCCTCACCTACTTCCCGGAACGCCTCCCTGACGCAACTCTTCAAGCCATCACCGCACCGTAATTAATTGGTGTGTTATTTTCTTTTTGTTGCTCCTGTTAGAATAGTTAAAAACAAAGTAAGAACATAAAGATGACACAAGCAAGAGATGCTTTTAATGCAGCAGCCCAAGTAGGGCTGTCTTCATTTGATAAGAGAACTTTAGATACTGTTATTCTTGGCATCAAAGAAACTACTGATGC